GCACTGGCCTGCATCGTGTTCCTCGTGACCTACGAGGCCAAGGGCGGCGGTGTAGACGACCGGCCGGTGTGACCATGCGTGGCAAGGCTCCGCAGCCCCCCGAGAAACAGGAAGCCCTGCGCGAGGCGCTCCGGCGCGGCCTGACCATCAGACAAGCCGCGCGCGTAGCAGGGATGTCGCCAAATGCGGCGGAATATCTGGCCCGGCGGTGGCGAGCCGGGGGTGAGGTTCTCGGGAAGGCGGTGCAAACGCGCGAACGGGCGGAACACGCTCGACAGGCGCTACTCAACGGGCAGCGCAACGTCGCCGACAGCTACAGCATCGTTCTGGCCTGCGGCGGCGCGCGCCCGTTCTCGTCTCGGCCGGACGAGCGACTGGCGGCGCTGATGCATCTGGTAGAACCGGAGCACGCGCCAGTGGCGCTCCGGTGGCTCAAGAAGCGCCGTCAGACCCCGTTGCAGTGGCTGGCCAAGCGCGTTCGGCGCTTAGCGATGTCTGATGCCGTGACGCAACGCGCCCAGCCCAAGAGCGTTGAGGATCACTAGTAGCCAGTCGTCCCCGACATCGAAACCGGGGATGTCTACGCCGAGGGCTTTCTCGATCACGACGAGAACGATCAGCGTCAGGGCGACAAGGTAGGTCTTCCGGCCTTCAAGCGAGGGGATCGTGATCTGCATCGGCTTCTCCACGGGTTCAGGCGCCGTCTGGCTCGGCCCTAGAAGGGCCTCCATCAGCGCGGTGTCAATGCCGCCTTCTGGCCGCCCCACGCCTGCTCGCCAGCGGTAGAGGGTGACGGCGGCGTGCGTCCGGGGGCCGAACACACCGTCCGCCGCTCCGACTTCGACGTGCCCAGCGGCGATGAGGGCTTGTTGCACGCGGCGCACTGTGTCTCGACCCGGGGTCGGGGCGGGCGCCCTTTCGATGGACGGCAGGTTGGCCTTGCGCCACCGCTGGAACGCGGATTCCAGCTTGGTGTGATAGCGGTTCGCGGCATAGCTGGGGCCGTTGTAGCCGCGCGCGAAGCCCGCCCAGTCGCCGCGCTGCAGGGGCCGGAGCAGGTTGTTCACGACGATGAACCGCGCTAGCGCCACAAGCTGCTCGTCCATGCCGGTAGTGAAAGCGCGGACCATGTTTTCCGCGCTGCCATAGCCCAACGCTTCGGCGTGCTGTCCGAGTATCTGCGGCGCCCCGTAGGACGCGGACCGCAGCGCGGCGTCGCGGTCTATCTCCATCGCCGCCAACAGGCGCGGGTAGCTGTCCTTTGGGTAGTCCCGGCGCCACGTCGGGTGGGCCAGTCCGGCGGCCTCCGCCTGCCGTCGGGCGGGTGTAGGCCCGAGGTGCCGCCAGAACAGGTGCGGCTCGAACAGAACAGTGAGGCGACCTCGCGCGTCGAAGGCGCGCCCGGCGGCCTCGACCTCGATCACGGCGGCGATGTGTGCGGGTGTGACCCCGAGCGCATGGGCCACGATGGCGAAGGCGTCCCGTTCCGGCGTGTCGTCGTGGCCGCGGCGCAGGAACAGGTCCGCGCTCATTTCCGAAGGTGTTCCTCGATGGAGTTCAGCTTCGCCAGAACCGTCTGCAACATGGCGCGGGTTTCGGCGTTCTCCCGCATGTTCGCGTCCCGCAGACCGTCGTGCTGCGCGCGAAGGACGGCGAGTTCTACTTTCAGGTCGTGGATGGTATGATTGTGATTACGGATCACAACCAACAGCGGGACGACCAGATAGGCGAGGACCGCATTGACCAGCGGAAGCCAGTCCGCGAACACGCGGGGAAGGTCAGTCGTCATTATGTAGTCTCGGGCGCTCATTGCGGGTGAACCCTGAACCCGGCAAAGTCCGGGTCCAGCAGCTTACGCCGCACGTAGGCTGCGAACTCGGGGGTTCCGATGCGCGCGCCGCATTCCCGAGCCCACTGCTCCGCGATCACGATAGGGATTGATCCGAGCTTGCGCCAGCGTGCGTGCCCGAACGTGCGGCCCTCGCCAAGAGTGGCGAGGGCTCGGTTCTCGTCCAGAAGGTCTTGAACCTCCTGCTGTTCCACGCTGTAGAGCACGTCGTCCTCGATCAGGAACGAGCGCGCCACGCCGTCTTGGTCAATCATGTCAGACCCCGCGTCTGCGCCGCCCGGACGCGACAGCCGGAGCCGTCTCCTCGTCCTGCACGGGCGGCTCATCAGCGCACTGATGCGCCTCTTGCAGGTCCGCCGCGGTGACGGGCGTCTCCGGTTCGGCAAAGCCGTGCTGGAACAGCAGCGCGGCCTCCTCGTCGGTCACCGTCTGCACGTCGCCGCGCTCGCGCCGTTCCCCGTTGATCCAGACGCCACGATCCGTTGTCACCCTGACTCGCATGTGTCACTCCTGATGCCTGCGTGGGGCTGGCCCGCCGTGGCACGCCAGCCCCATCGCCGGGCCGGGTTACAGCGCACCGTTGATGTCGGCAATGATGCCGTGCGCGGCCTCGGTGTCCACTTGCAGACCATACTCGTTGGCGATCAGGCGGCGCTCGGCATGGCCCGTGCGCGCCAGTTCCTTCTGGCTGGTCTTTTGCAGGTAGGCGATCCGGGCATACTTCGGATCGAGGACGAACACGTCGCGCGCCCGCTGGAAGCGGTTCGGAACGACCTGAAGATCGCCGAAGTCGGACACGTAGAGGTCCACGGCTGCGACGATCTTCTTGTCGCTGATGTCGCGGTAGCGGGTCGCCGACCCCGTGAACGAGGACGATATTTTCCGCTTGACCAGACTGCCGCACATGATGACCGACGGCTCGGCCCCGGCCTCCCAGCACGCGCGGATAACGTCGTTCAGCAGCGTCTCAGTCAGCGCTCGCAGAGTGCCATCCGTCGCCGCCGCGTTCGGGTAGCCTGCCGAGGTGCCCGAGAGTGTGGGGTTCGCACCGCCGGTCCCGCGCGAGACGTTCGTCCGCAGAAACGCGGGGAGCCCCGCCGTCACCCGCGCGACAGTGTTGCTGCCGGGGTTCGCGGCCACGTTCGCCAGAAGCATCGTCTCCATGTCGCGCTTGAGCTCCTTGAGCTTGAGCGCGACCTGCTTGGCGAGCGTCTGCACGTCGCCGACCCCGTTGACCGCGTTCGCGGTCGTGGTGACCTCCACCACCTTGTCCGAGATTTGGGCGTAATTTTGCAGCCGGACGGCGTTTGTCGGCGCGTCGTTGCCCGGCGCGTTTTCGCCTTCGAGAACGCGGTTCGCGTTGTCAGGCGCGGCCAGCGTCACGACCGGCCACTCGAAGAGGGTGTTGTCGATGCTCCTCGTCCCGATGGCCGACATGAACGGCGTCTCGGTCGGGCTGATCATCGTGAGGGCTTCCTGCAAGTCCTCGCGGATGGTGCTGACGCCATAGGTGGCGTTCGCGTTTGTTGACAGCGGCATGGTGTTTTCTCCTGAAAGATGCGATCAACGGCGACGGACGGGCGTGACCAGCATGGCCGCGATGTCGTCCACGTCACCTGTCTTGGCCGCACGTTCCCGAAGCTGCGCCATGCGGCGCGTCGCCTCCGCCGTGGTCGTCTGCCGCTGCGCCGGTCCCGCCACCTTGCGGGGTGCCTCTGCCACGAGCGGCTTGTCGGCCTTCTCTGCGGTCTTGCTCTTGCGATACCGCACCGCGTCATATAGCACTCGCAGCGCCCTGTGGTCAACCAAGCGTGTCAGTTCCTGCGGCGCGAAACCGTAGACTTCGGCGCCGATTTTCAGCACGTCGGAACGGAAGCGCGCGGCGTTTCTCTTGTCGGTCAGTTCCGGCACCGCCTCGAGCAGCTTGGCCATTTCGTCCTTGATCGTGGCAGCCCGCATCGTGAGTTCACTCTGCTGCGCGGCCTGATCGGCCTGACCGAGGGTTGCGAGAAACGCCTCATACTTCTGCTTCTGCTCGTTGTAGTTCGCCAGCGCTTCGATGTAGCCGATGGGGTCTTTGTCGATCATCTCGCGCGCAGGCGGCTGCGGCGCTTGCAGCGGCACGCCAGACTGGACAGCCTGCAAAGCGGCTGCAAGGGCGTTCCGCTCGGCCATCAGCGCCTGATAGGCTTCGGCTGTCGCCTGCCGGGCCTGCGCCACCTCCTGCATGCCCTTCTGGATGTAGGCTTGCCCGGCGTAGCCCCGGATCAGTTCGGCCTCGGAGACTTCGATCTCCTTGCCGTCAACCTTCACACGGAACGTGCGCTTGGGCGCCTGATCGTCGCCTTCATCTTCGGCGGTGCCGTCCTCAGCGCCGCTGCCTTGGGCGTCGTCGGCGCCGTCGGCTTCATCGCGTTCGGCCCCCTCGTCCCCTTCGGCGGCATCGGTTTCTTCGGCATCGGGCTCCCTCGTCTTGCGTTCGTCGTCGGTTTCCGGCGTCTCGACGATAGCGGCCAGAATGTCACTCTCGGTCGCGGCGCTCGCGGTGTCGGTCAGGTTCGAGTCCATGGTCATCCTTTGGTGAGCAGACGGGCATTGATGATGGCCTGTTGAAGGCCCTGTATCACATCCTCAGCCACAATGCACCTCTGTCGTGCAGCAAGAACGTCCTCCGGTGAGGCCCCGGGCAAGAGCATCTGCCGGACCTGCTCAACCTGATAGGCTTCCAGCGCCGATGCAAGGGCCGGATCGGACAGGAGTAGCTCTGCGGCACGCGCCTTGCGGATAGCTTCGGCGACGGCGGCTTCTGTCAGTTTCATGCGGCACCGTTGGGCATCTGACCGGCCAGTTGTGCGAGCGCCTGCCGCGGGTCAAGTTGCGCGGGCTGGGCCTGCGGCACCGGCTGCGGGGTGGGCAAGGGTTGCGCGGGGACCAACTGTTCTGCCGAGGTCGCCGCCTGCGCCCGCAGGATGCTCAGGATGTCCAGCCTAATCCCGTGCGTCGCCTCAAGCTCCGCGGCCTTGATGATCAGGTCTTGCAGGAGCCGGTCGCGCTCCAAGTCGGCTTTCTCCCGGTCCTTCTCCATCTGCGCCTGCACGCGCGCCGCGTCGCTTTGCAGTTTGGCCTGCGCCTTGATCTGCTCGCCCTGCACAATGGCCATGGCCTCGGGCGACATGGCCGCCCCGGCCTGCATGGCCTGCTGTTGCTGAGCCGCCAGTTCCTGCATGATCTGCTGCTCGACCTCGGGCGTGATGACGTTGAGGTAGCGAGTGCCGTTCGGCAGCCCGGCTAGCCGCACCCGGTCCTGCATCGCGTTCGAGATGTGGCGCAGGGTGACGAACGGGTTCTGCAAGCCCATGTTCTGCAAGATGCCCATCTGGAACGCCAGCAGGCTGTCCAGCGCCTCTACCTGCTCATCGACCCGGCCGTTTCCGACGCCGACGTTGACGCGCATCTGCATCGTGTGCCGCCACACCCGCGGGTCGATAGCGTCCGCCCGGCCCAGCAGTTCGGCCCGCTGCTCCGCCGTGGTGTAGCGCACGGTCAGGGACAGGATGCGGGTATAGAGGTGCCGCAGCCCCGTCTCGGCGAGGTTCCTGACCATCAGTTCAGTCTGCGCGGTCGCCGCCTCGACCTGCGCCCGCACGGCTTCCCGCGTAGTGGACTGCATGGCGTCAGGATCGAGCCCCGCCGCAGCGCGCGTCAGCCCGCTGCGGAGTTCTGACTGCGCGTCCAAATATTGCAGCGCGGGGAGTGTCTGGCCTGCGACGAAAGGCACGTCCAGCACCTGCACCATGCCCGGGGCCTTGACGCGGACGATCCCGCCAATCTCGCCGTTCAGCATGTCCGCCATGTTCACGGAACTGTCCACCACGGCGAAGCGCGGGTTGTTGACCATGGTCACGTTGTCAAGGATGCTCCGCATGATCGCGGTCGCGGCGTTCTGGTCATCGAACAGGATTTCAGAGACGCTGCGCCCATAGAAGCGGTGCGCGACCGGATCGACCATGAACAGCGACAGGGGCTGCCCGTCCGCCGGTTCGACAGACAGCGGGATGTAGGACGCGCCGCCCAAGAGAACGCGATGCAAGACTAGCGGCATCCCGTCCGCGACCTTCATGCGGACATACAGTTCCGTCAGGCGAACCCGCCGTGTGTTGGGATCACCGCCGACATCGTGCTGATCGGTCGTGTCATGGCCCCGACGCGCGCGCTTGATCTCCCGGAGCGTGTCGTCTTCCACGCCGGGGTCTTGCCCGACGCGCTCCACCGCGTCCGGGTCGTAGCCTTGCGCCTGCAAGTCCCCGAACAGGCAGGTCTTCTGCAAGCCGAAGTAGCGCGCCTCGTCGATGCTCGTCGCGGCGGGGTCGATGAAGAAGTCCTCGACCGGGACCGGACGGATGCAAAGCCGACCGTTCTGGCGAGCGTAGAACACTGCGGCGTCCAGCAAACCGTCCTCGCGCTGTTCGACCGCCTGCAACACGGCGCCGTCCTGTAGCAGGGCCTCTATCTGCTCAGGGGTGACGCCGTTGTAACGGTAGAGGCTGACCTCGGAGTGGTCCTCCCACGTCGTGTGAATGATGCCGAGCCCCAGCGCCACGGCGTCATCAATCGCCGCCCGCAGCGCATTGAAGCCGTCCGCCCGCAGCAGGGCGGCGTGCACAAAATCCGTCGCCTGTTCGGCCGCCTCCGCCGAAACAAGGCTCGTCGGCAAGAACTCCACCGGCCTGTTCGTCAGCAAGGCACGCAGCAGCGCCGGTCGGGCGTGACGAACCGCGTCGCGGACACGGGTCATCACGACTGACGACCGGCCGTCTTCGGCCGGAACGTCGCAGAAACCTTCGAGATACCGCAGCGCCTTGAACCACAACGGCTCGTATTCGGTTTCGCGGTAGTCCAGCGCGCGCTCGATGTCGGCACGCAGGCGGCCCACCGCCTCCTCGTCCTCAGCCAGCGCGCGAGCAGCCTCAACGTGGTCCTGCATTCCGCCCCCTTTCAACGCCCTCTTGTGCGCCGAGTGCCCCAAGCAATCCCGCCGATGCGGCACGTGCCCTAAGCGCATCGAACAGCCGTTTGGCGGCCTCCGTGTCGTTCAACGCCCGTTGGACCAGTGCGGCATCATCGGTCGTGAGGTATCGCAGCAGTTCCAGCTTCTCGTCGTCCCTCAGTGACGGGCTGAACCGCTGTAGCACCCGGAACGCGAGCCGGACAAGGGGACGCGTCTCGCCGTAGGCAATGGCGTTGATACTGTCCGCCACAGGCATGACCGGCGGGGTGTCCCGCGCCAGCCCGGCTGCGGAGGTCATGGAGTTCTTCAGGATGCGCTCGTCGGCCTCCTGCGCGGCCCGCGCCCGCCCGGCGGCACCCGCAATCCGGTCATACTCGTCAGGATCGACGATGCGCGCCAGATTGCGGCTCGCTGCTCGCTCGGGGGCAGCCACTTCCTTGGCAAAAGCGCCCGCCCGTGCGCCAGCCCGCCGCTCGTTCGCCGCGTCCATGAACCCGGCCCGCAGCGCGTCGTTGATCCGCGGCGCCGCAGCGGGATCGACTTTGGCAAGTAGGTCGTCTATGGCCATGTCGGCTTGGTCGGGGGCGAGCGACACGAGCTTTCGGCCAAGAGTGTAGGCTTCATCTTCCGCGGCGTTGACGGCGGCAGCCGCGCGAGCGGCTGCCAAGTCCGGCGAAGCGGCGTCGATGACCGCCCTCAGTTCCCGTTCCAAATCCCGCCAGCCGGGGCCAGCCGCCTTGGACGCTCCCGTGGTGGCATAGGCAGAAGTCGCCTGCGCCGCCAAGGCCCGCCGGGTCAACTCCGCCTCGCGCAGAGTCGGCGGGCGCAGGAACTCGATCCGGCTGTCCTCTGTCACGCGGAAATAGGGCCGCTGGCGCGCGGTTACAGCAACAACCTCCTCAATCTGACGGGCAACACCGGGCGACAGACGGAAAATCTCCTCGATCTTGCTTACTACCGCAGGCGGGGCCTCAATGTCATTCCCATCGACCCGCAGCGCGGCTTCGTAGTCGTTAGAGACACCGGCGCGAGCCGCCTCGGCGCGCGCCCGGCGAGCCCGCGCCACGTTCGAGCTTCCAGTCGTGTTCAGCGTCCGGTCCATCTCGCCGAAGAACGCATCTCGCGTCTTGCCCACACGCCCGGCGATGTTCTCCCGGATGGGGGCAGCTTGCGCGCCAAGCTGATTGATGTAACGCCGGATCACACCGTGCAGCGTCGCGTTGTCGGACAGCGCCTCGCCCGCCGCGATCCGGGCGACAGCCTGCTCCGGCGTGATGTTCAACTGCTCGACAATATCCCGCAGCGCCGTTTCAGCGGCTTTGCCTGCCCGCCTCCCGAGTTGTCTAGCGGCGGTGTTGTTGACCCACTTGAGCGCGCCGCCCGCAGCCCGCATGGCACCGTAAAGAGCCGGGGCCGCCACGCCGCCGACGGTCGCGTCCACGGCAATGTCCGCCGCGTCGAACCGATCTTCGCCTTCCCGAGACAAGATGCCCGCCGCCGCCGACGAGCCCGCGCCCATCGCTGCGAGCCGGGCAGCCACCCCCGGCGCCGTCTTCGCAGCGACGGCGGTGCCGCCCGTGAACAGGGCCGGGATCGACGCTCCGCCTAGCTCGAAGGCCAGACTTTCCCACGGGCGCGCTTCGCGGTAGTCTGCCAATTTCTGCCTGACATCCGCCAGCGTGTCGTAGTAGGGCTTGCCGCCCTCACGCCCCAGCGCCGCAGCAAAGGCCGCCGACGGGTTCCGAATAGCGGCTTCCAGTTCGTCCCCCGCCCCGAACGTGAGCCCTTGCAACGCGGCCCGCCCGCGCTCGCGCGGCTCTTCCTTCGGCGGGGGCGGTGTCGCCGCGCCTAGCTGGGCCTCGATGATCGGCGCGATACTCTCGATGTATGCCCGCTGCCGGTCCGGCGACCATTCCTGAAACTCTTGGTCGAGACCAATGAGCACTTCCCGCCCGGAGCCGAGCGTGATCTTGACGGTAACTTGGCCTTTTTTCTCAGTGCTCATCGGCGTCTCCGCTGCCAGCGGTCAGGTCACGGCGTCGGAGGCGCGGGGCGGACGCCGATTATCTCAAACTGTATGGCGCCCTTGCCCATTACGGCACCCGCACGCTCGTTGAACTCCCGGAGCGGGTTGTTTTCCTCGCTGAACCTTTCGATCTCCTCAAGGGCCGAAGCCATGTCGCCCGTCCTGATCCCGCGATTGGCAATACGGGCGATCTGAAGCCGGTAGTTGAACAGCCTTTGAAGCGTCTCGACGATCAGCTTGTTCCCTTCCGGGCTGTTCATCAGGTTCGGGACCGACGCGAAGAACGCTTCAAGGTCCGCATCCGAGATGGCGCCGGACCCCGGCGGGCGCATGGACAGCGCAAGCCGGGACACGATGGCTTGGAACTGCTTCTCCCTCGGCCCCACCAGCGACACGCCCAGCCGGTTGCCGATGCGGTTCAAGGCCTCGTCAATCCCGCCACCGACCCCATCCTCGATCAGCCCCGCCAGTTCCTGCACCATCTGGTAGCCCTCATAGGCGGATGTCAGTTCGGTTGCCAGCGGGCGAAGCAGCGCCGCCTGCGCTTCGACGGCGGCGATACCGGACGCCTCGTTGATGCGGTCTTGGCTGCTACGCCCAAAGACGGCGGTCCACGCCTCGTCCGCCGCCCTTTGCGCAATCTGTTCTTCCGAAAGCCCTCTGCCCGCTTCGGACGCCCGGATGCGATCCATGGCCTCCTTCTTGACAGCCTCGTAGAGAACAAGCTGCGCCGGAGTGCGCTCCCCCGACGCCATGCCAAAGCCGACCTCAAGGGCCAGCTTTGCCGCCTCTTCCGGCGTCTTGCCTTGGTCGATAAACTGCTGCTTCAGGAACTCGACTTCCCGTATCTTCGCGGTGTCGCGGCTTTCAGCGCCTGCCTGCTGCTGCGCAAAGACGATGTTTGCGGCATCGCGCCCGGACAGCGCCCCAGCCCGAACCGCGTCCGCGAGGTCAGAACGGCCCTGACTTTCGAGCCAGCGAACCGTGCGCGTCGCCTGCGCGTTTTCGCGGCGCTCCTTCTGCAAGTTCTCTATCTGACTGTTCAGCCCCGCGATCAGTTGCTCGTTCGGGTCCACGCCCAAGGAAAAGAGGGTGGCTGCGATGCGGAGCCTGCGCTCTTCATCACCGAGCGGCCCCAGCTTTGCCAGCACCGCGGGCGGAAAGACGCGATCCCACAAGGATGTGCGGCGGCGCCCGTCGGGATCGACATCGGGCGAGTGTGCCAGCGTGTCGGAGCCCGCCCCGCCGAACCTTGTGCCAACACCAGCCCCGCCAGACATCATGCCGACGCCCGCATCAAGCCTGTCAGGGCTAGTCCTCGTCCGCGCCACGTCCGGCGTGCGCATACCGCCTCCTTCCGATCTGGACCCGGCCGGTTCGACGTGCCACGGCTCCCACGACATGGGCGTGGACAGCCCGAACCGAGCGGCGTTTTCCGCAATCCATCTCGCCTCCCGGCTGTTCGGGTCGCGCAACGCGCGCCCGCTGCTGTCGGCAAAATCGACTGCCAGCCCCATGTTATGCCGGGACCGGCCCGGCGGCGCAACCCAGCGTCGCGCGGCGGCCTCGCTTCCATACCGCTTGACCGCATCGGCGAACAGTCGGCCCTGCACCTCGGGCGAGCGATAGGCCGACGTGATCCGCAGCGCCCGCGGGCCAAGTTCAGCGTCCGCCGCGCGAAGCATGGCCGCCAGACTGCGAGCAAAGTCAGGGCGCAGCCCGGTGAAGCTGTCGGGCCGCGCCGCCGCTCCCCCGACCGCGTAGGCGCTCCAATCGAACGGCGTCTCCATGGCGCCTCACAATGAAAGGAGAAGCCCGAACACGTCGAGCGGACCCATCTTCCTCGAAACCGTTTCCGTCGTGCCGCCGCCGAGCGGAATAGCGCCCAACGCCGCAAGGGGCAGGTTGAGACTCTGCTGCGGCGAGGTCGTAAAGCCCTCGTAGCTCCGCCGGGCGGCGTCAAGGATGGCCTGCACGATGCCCTGCTGCATCGCCCCCTGCCGCGCCAGATCGTTGTTGACCTGCTGACCGATGCCGAACGCCTGCTGACCCATGCCCGCCAGCGCGTTGGCCGCGCTCAGGCGCTGTGCCAGCGCCGCGAGCGTGTTCTGCGCGTTCGCCATGGACGCCGCGTTCTGCGCCGAAGCGTTGAACTGCCCGGCGGCGTTCGCGGCCTGCTGATTAGCCCCTGCCGCCTGCATCCCGGCGTTCAGGTTCGTCGTCTGCGCCTGCAAGCCAGCCGCCTGATTAGCAAGCTGCCCCTGCATCGAGGTGGCGATGTCCTGCCCGGCCATAGCCTGCGCGTTGGTGAAGTTGCTCGCGTTCAGTTGCGCGAGCGTCCGCGCGGCCTGATCGGCGAAACCGCGGTTCGTTTCGGCTTCAGCGATGCCGTGCCTGCTGCCTCCGAACGCCCGCGCCGCTGTCGCCTGCGCGCCAGTCCCCTGCAACGCCAACAGGCGCTGGCGGTTCAGTTCCTGCATCGTCGTGTCGATGACGTTCTGCTGGAACGGGTTCAAATAGGGTTGCAGGTTCGTCGCGGCGATCTGTCCGGGCTGCACCATGGGCGCCACGACCTGACCCGGAACCTGCATCATGGCCGGGTTGTAGCCTGTCGCCATCACCCGCGGCACTCGGGCGCCAGTCAGGCCCCCCGCCGTCGTCATGGCTCGGGCAAGAGCCTGCGCGCTTTGAGCGAAGATGTCCTGCATGGATCAATACCTGCTATGTCCGGGGTCCCCGCCATACTCATACCGCGGTGCAGGCGGGGGCGGCGGAGGCGCAGGCGCTCGCGGCGGCGGCAAGGCCCCAGTGAAAGGGTTCAGAAACATGGCGCTGATCGCGTCATACTGTCCGGGTCGGCGCCGTTTCAGTTGCTCAAGCGCCTGCTCAAACAGCGGAGTGCTGGTGTAGCCCCGCACCCCGCCCATCGTCACCGTCGGCGGCAACGAAGGAGGCGCGGCCCCGGCGCCCAGCCCGAACGCCGCGGCGGCAGCGCGCGTGCCGCGCATGGCCGCCTCCTGATCAGGCGTCAACGCCGCAACGTCCGGGCCGAAATAGGGAACGAAGCCAATGCGCGCTATCTCATCGGCGCGGGCGAGGTTCCGCTGCGCGGCGGCTTCTACCCACGGCTGCAACCTCGTCTCCGTTACCTTTTTACCGCCCAGCCCCATCAGATTATCTCCCGTTCCACAAACGCCCCGCGGACGTGCCAGCCGTTTCTGCTGGCCAGACGGGTCCAGCCGAAACGGCCTACACCCTCGACCCGCGTGCAGCCGTGCTCCGCACGCGCCCACACTTCCGCCGCCTCTAGTGCGCGGCCAAGCCCGTCCCGGTGACCTGCTGCCAACACGATATTGAGGGCCTTCAACCGCGGATATACTGCGATCTCTGTCAACAGGCAACAACCGGGCTCGCGCCACGGAACCAGCTTGCCTTGGAGTATCAATTCGCCAAGGTCGCCCGCCGTGAACCGACCGCCCGTCCAGCGGATTGCCTTGTCGATCTTCTCACGGCAATCAGGAAAGAGGCTATAGAAGAACTGTTCCGGGCTCATGCTGCGACCGTGGACAGCACGCCGGAGTTGCTGACAACCAGCTTCCACCGGCTACCGTCCGGCGCTGTCAGGATGATCGACCCGGCGCCAAGGTCGTTGTCAGCGTTGCGCCGAAGAGCGCCCGCAAGGGCGGCCTCTATGGCCGCCGTGCGGCGGCGTTCCACCGCCGGGGAGTAGATGTCAGGGACGGCGGGTAGCTTCATCTGCGGCCCCGTGGCTTGATGATCATGCGACCTTCCCCAAAGCGCCAGTCAGCTGTCGCGGCCTCCTCGACCGTGACCGAGACGAGCCGCGCCGTGAACCGCAGGTCCGTCGGCATCTGGCTTTCAAGCGTGATGGGGCCAATATTTTGCTCAGGGCCGTTAGGGTAGTGCTGCGTGGTGAAACGCAGCCGCGTCTGCCCGAACGTGCGCTCATCTGCAAGAAAGCCGAGAACAGTCATGGCCTGATCCCCAGCCCCGAGCAGGATAGGTCCACTCTTGGCATAGGGAGGATCGGCGCCGAGGCGCTGGTCCCCATCCTCGTGTGTGTATAGTGTCCCGTTAGCCCCCGCCCATATGGGCCTTACCCACGGGGTAGCATCCACACCTGCGGTGCGCTCTAGCGCGCCCATAGCCCACACGCCGGTTCGGTAGTTGAACGACACATACCTGTCCACCTCGACCGATTGCGGGAAAAACCACCAGACCTCGCTCTCCCGAGCGTTGGAAACAGCCCATATCTTCGAGGCTTGTGTCGTGTTCAGCCGCCGCAGCACATCATCCAGCACCGGGCAGTCCAGCGGCTCCACCGCGCCACCCGCCCAGCGGAAAAAGCCGCCGAGCCCCAGCCAGTAGGCCGCCCCCTCGACCACCGAGACGGCTTGCGCGGCGACGATCCCGCAAGCATCGCCTACCTGCTCAAACCCGTAGATGAAGGGCGGGCCGAGATAGTTGGCCACATGCGCGTCGGCGTCCGTCAGAAGCAAAGACCGGCCCGCGGCGCGCACGGCGCGCATCAAACGGCCTCGCGTAGACAGGGTGTAGTCGCCCGCAGTGTTGGTGGCGGCGGGGGTCCAGATCGTCGGATCGTCCTGATCAGCCCACGCCACACGACGCGGGTCACCACCGGGAGACAACGCGAAGACAAACCGCTCGGGTGTGACGAAAACCGACCGACACCCCGTCGGGGCGTTGGCCAGCACACCCGCCGGTGGCGGGTCGCCGGGCTCCCACGACAGGATGCGCCCGTCTTCCCAGTGACACGCCAGAAGAATGCGGCCCCAAGCGTCAAACGCCCAAGTCGTTGCCGGAAGGATGTTTCGCGCGCCAGTGCGCACCTGTCCATACGGCCCGTCCCCACCATACAGCCCGGCACCATACGCAAAACCCTGCACCGCATCGACCCGGCCAGCCGCCAAGTCGTTCGGCGTCAGATCAATCGGCGAAAAAGCCACCCCGGTAACGTAGAGTTCAGAGGCAGTGCCGAAGGCCAAAAACTTGTCATTGTCTGTGTCGTTCCACGCAAACATGCCCCGGACCGGGTCCGCAGCCGCGTCCTCAAGGACAACCCGCCAGCCGCCAACAGGCCGCAGAACGCCTTCGCGCCAGCGGACAAGGTTGCTGTCGATCCAGCGCCCCTGCGAGGCCAACGGAGTGCCGGACGAGACGACACCGGGCGGGATGCGGAGCGG